ACAACCAACAAGTAATAAATAAATGAATATTCCTATTTTCCGTTATGAAGATAGTGAAAGCAAAACACTATCAACAACTACTCGTAAAGCATTAGCAGAACAAATCAAAGCTGATATAGATGCTTATTGCGTTAAAGAATATACAGGAGAACATAGGGACCATTTAGGTGCATCTACTATTGGTCAAGAATGTGCACGTAAAGTTTGGTATGATTTTAGATGGGTAAATTTTGAAATATTTGATGGTAGAATGTTGCGTTTGTTTGAACGCGGTAAGGATGAAGAAGCTAAATTTATTAAGTTGCTAAGGGGAATAGGTTGTCAAGTTTGGGAAGTAGACCCTACAACTAATAAACAATTCCGCATATGGGGAGTTAATGGGCATTATGGTGGATCAGCAGATAGCGTAGGTATCCTGCCATACTTTCCAGATTTACCGATGCTTTTAGAATTTAAAACTCACAACACTAAATCATTTGTAAATCTTGTTAATAAGGGTTTGTTGCTGTCTAAAGATCAGCATTACAAACAAATGTGCAGCTATGGCAAACACTACAATTTTCGATATGGATTATATGTAGCTGTAAATAAAAATGATGATGATATTTATCCTGAAATAGTTGAATTAGACTGGCGATTAGCTCATGATATAACTAATCATGCACAAGACATTATCGAGGCAAAAACGCCACCACCAAGAATTGCTGAAAATCCTTCATACTGGTTATGTAAATTTTGTTCTAAATCTGATATTTGTTGGGATAATGCACCTGTAGAAATAAATTGTAGAAGCTGCAAAAATGCTGTTGCAGTAGAAAATGCAGAATGGAAGTGTAACAAATATCAACAAATCATCCCGCACGATTTTATCAAGCAAGGCTGTTCAGCACACGAAAGTATAAATATATGAAAAAGTATAAATATATGAAAATGAAATGTATTGGTGGTGAAGCTGATGATCAATATCATGAAGTTGATATGAATTTATATAGAGTAAATGATGCAATAAAAATTATGAAAGCACCTATATTTAATCCAACTATTTCAAATTTAATTGATTATTATATTTACCGTATTGCAGTATTTCATTTTTCTAAAGATGATAAATATTATTTTTTAGTTCCTGAAGGTCAAACTGACAAAGAAGCTATTTTATATCAATTTAGTAAATAGGTTAAAATATATGAAAATGATTGAAATAGCAGCTAAAGCAATTTGTGAAAGCAATGGTGATAATTGGAATAATTTAAATCATCTACAAAAAGTTTGTTTAATTACAAATGCTAAAGCTGTGTTAAAGGCATTGCTTGATCCTACTGAAATTATGCTTGAAGAAGGTAAAGAATTTGATAAACTTGCTGGATTAAATAATCTTCTATTATCTAAAGCTGCTTATCGAGGAATGATTAAGAAAGCTTTAGAAGAATAACAATGCTCAAATTACGCGACTATCAGGAAGATACCTTGGAGCGTATATGGCATTATTTTGTATCAGGTCATACAGGCAATCCTTTAATCTGTTATCCTACTGGAACAGGTAAAACGACTATTCCAGCAGTTTTTATTGAAAGGATAATGAAGGTCTACCCTACACAACGATTTCTTGTAATGGCGCATGTTAAAGAATTGATAGAACAAAATTATGAAGTCATGCGGTTTGCATGGCCAGAAGCACCAGCAGGTATCTATAGTGCAGGTTTAAAACAAAAACAGCCTGTATTTCCTATAGTGTTTGGTGGCATTCAATCGATGATTAAAAACCCTACTATATTTGGGCATAGGGATATTATATTTATTGATGAAGCACATTTAGTTAGCCAAGATGAAAGTTCACAATATTTAACTTTCATTGCAACAATGAAGCTGATCAATCCACAAGTTAAAGTTATTGGGATGACTGCAACACCTTTCAGAATGGGTCAGGGTTTGCTCACAGATGAAGGGTTGTTTACTGATATAATTCATGATCTAACAGGTATGGAAGAATTTAATAGATTGATAGCAAATGGCTATCTTTGCCCATTAATACCTAAGCGAACGAAAACCGAAATTGATGTTAGTAATGTGGGCATGTCTAAAGGTGAATTTATCGGAAGTCAGTTACAAATAGCTGCTGATAGAAATGAAATTACATATGCTGGATTGCGCGAATTAGTAGAAGCTGGTTATAATAGACGTTCTTGGCTTATATTTGCTAGCGGAATAGAACATGCTGAACATATTGCACAAATGCTTGGTACATTTGGTGTTGATTGTTTTGCTGTTCATTCTAAGCAAAATAGCGAGTTGAATGATCAAGCAATTAGGGCATTTAAGAATTATGAACTGCGAGCTATTAGTTGTTATTCAAAATTAACAACAGGTTTTAATCATCCAGGAATAGATTTGATAGGTGATTTTCGTCCTACCATGTCTATTCCACTTCACATTCAAAAACTTGGTAGAGGTACCCGTCCTAATCCAGGTAAGGAAAATTGCGTAGTGCTTGACTTTTCGCGTAATGTTCCACGATTAGGACCAATCAATGATCCAATCATACCTAATAAAAAGACTAAAGAACCTGGAGACGTGCCAGTTAAAATTTGTGAAGCTTGTGGCACCTACAATCATACAAAAGTTAGATACTGTACTAATTGTGGAAATGAATTTGAATTTAAAATCAAGATAGTTGCCAAAGCTGGTACAACAGAAATACTTAAATCTGATTTACCTGTTTTAGAATGGTTTGATGTTGATAGAGCTATATATGGCCGAATGCCTGAAAAAGATAGTAAGCCTGCTTACATTAAAACTACTTACTTTTGCGGTATGCAAGCTTTTAAAGAATTTGTATTTCCAGAACACGGTAAATATGCTACAAAACTATTTCATAATTGGTGGAAGCAGCGACACAGAACAGAACCACCAACTACTACAAATGAAGCCTTGCAGCTTATATCAGAACTAAGAACACCTAAGCGAATAAAGGTATGGTTGAATAAAAAATATCCAGAGGTATTAAGCTGTGAATATTAAAATAACAATATATCAAAACATAAGCGATTATGATAATTCTAAGTTTACATTTATATATGTTAAATATAAAAAGAATAAAACAAAATGTCTTAAAATACAAGAACCTTATACAGTTAAAGAATTAGGATTAAGTTTGATAAAATTAGGTTTATCGTTAAATGAAATTTAAATCAGGAGAAATTGTAGATTTAGCTAGAAGAATAATAGATATTTTGAAAGATGAAGGTTTATTAGATAATTGTACAACTTGTATGCATTGGAATGAAAAAGAAGAAATATGTAATAAATTTAAACAGCGTCCACCGGCAAAAGTAATCATTACAGGTTGTGAACATCACGAACTAATACCGTTTTAATATGGCTCGCAAATCTAAAAAACTAGAACCTAAAAATTCTTCCTTTTTGGAAGCACTTAAATTTATTGGTTTAGTAACTCGTAATGAAGGACCAGTTAATGAAACTCATTTATTGTTAAGCAACAATTGGGCTGTAACTTTTAATGGCATTTTATCTGCTGGCATTAAAATTGAAGAAAATATTTATGCTTGCCCACAATCAAAGCTAATTCAAGAGGCTATTTCTAAATGTGGGCAACAATTTTCTATTACTCAATTAGATGGATTTAAGCTATCTGTTAAAGGTGAAAAGTTTAAAGCTATTGTTCCTTGCATTGATCCTACGTTATTATATATTAGTGCTCCTGATGAACCTATAGGGGAAATTACAGATATAATAAAGATAGCTTTAGATATTGTTGGTGTATTAGCTAGTGAAACAGGTCAACAAGTCTATCAAGCTTCTGTATTATTAAATGGTCAATCTGTAATAGCTACTAATGGACATATCATTTTTGAATATTGGCATGGATTAAATCTACCTTCAAATATATCACTACCTAAATCAATCATTTCGGTTCTAACTAAAGTAAATAAAAAGCTAATAAAATTTGGATTTAGTCAATCAAGCTTTACATTTTATTTTGAAGATGATAGTTGGATTAAAACACAACTATTTGCTGATAAATGGCCAGATGTTGCAAGCATATTAAATTGTCAATCATCCCCTAATGCTATTCCAAATGGCTTTTGGGAAGGGGCAGAGGCGGTAGCGCCGTTTGGGGATGGTCTAGTCTACTTTGACACTGGAATGCTCTACAGTCATCCTAGCGCAAATGCAGGAGCATCCTACGAGGTTCCAGGCATCCCTAGGGGTCCGATTTTTTCTTATAAACAATTGGCTCTTATAAAACCATTGGCAGAAAGGATTGACTTCCTAGCACCTGGAAAACACGGCGGACATAACTTAGTATTCTTTGGTCGAAACATGCGCGGATTGATTGCAGGTAGAATGAATGCTGAATGAATTAGGTCAAATTGAGCTATCTAAGCAAGTTGTACTGAAGCCTTATAAAGCCCGTGATCTAATTCCTTATACACTTATGACTGATGAAGAAATAACAAATGGTGCAGGTGGTTGTTTATTTGTGGATACTGAAAGTTATATTAATTATTTTCTTATTGCTTTTAAAGATATACTTACACAAAAGATCATCAAATTTGAAATAAATGATTTAACTGGTGAATGCTTCAATGAACGCAAATTATCCTGGATACTTCATAGCTATCGAACAGTTGGATTTAATACTAACAAATTTGATCTTCCTGTTATTTGGTATGCACATAATAATCAAAATTGTTTAGCTATT